GGAGGCACCTCCATCAACAAGTGAATCTACATCCGTAGAGACACCTACATCCAAAGTAACGTTCGCGTTTCCAGACGCTTCCAAGACTTCCAGTGCACCACCGATAACGACGGTGTCAGCAGGTAAGTCGATTAGTTTTACCACATCGTCACCAGCTAGTGATGTGTTATCCACAGCATCATAAACTGGTGAAGTGATAACGTAAGGGCGTTGTACAACACCGGGATGACCAACAGTGCCACCCCCGGTAACGGTACGATCATAAGTAGCCATTAATCATCTCCTATTATGCAAAGTCGATAACGGCGCGAACAATAGCCTCTGGACGTAATACTTTACGACCAAACACATGAAGTCCACGAACAATATCGCTAAAGCTTTCAGTTGAACGAACTACCTCTGTCTTTGCAATGTGTGAAGCTGTAGAAGTTGAGGACATATGTCCAGCAAGAACGACGTTTTCACTACCATCTGTAGCCAGTGTAGCTGTGGCATCAGTCAATACAATTTGATCTGTGCCGCCTGTAGAGTTAAGTGCAGTTGTCTTGTAACAAGCAAATCCAGCAATGTTACCCTGCATAACCAGTCCGTTACGCAGTGGTGATGTTGCGTCACCCGTTACTTGTACTTCTGCAAATTTAGCTCCAGCACCAAACAGATTCTCGTAGAAAGCTGGGTTGGCTACAAACCAACGGTTTTCTTCTGGAATTGATTGATCATCCAACGCACGAGCCATAGCAAGCATCAGATTGATTGCATTGTCACCGCTGTTACCCGCAACGTTGATTGGAGCATTTGCTGTTCCAAGGTTGGTGGCATCTGTAGTGGTCAATGCAGATGGTGCTGTTGATCCTGTTGATAGTGAGCCAGCAATACCAGCCCCATCAGACATAGCTTGTAGAACATTAAAGTCATACTTACGCTTCAATGCAAACGCACCAGAAGATGTAGCAAGAGCTTCAAAGTTGATGTGGCTCTGACGCTCTTCAATGTCATCAATCTTAAATGCAAAAGCATTTGCTTGATCTACAACCATTGTGATCTGATCATCAGCAAGGTCTTGTGGGTTTACCACAGCACCCCTAGTGTATGCTGATACAGTGAGCACAGGCTCTTTAATTATACGAACTGTGTCTCCAAAGTTTTCAATTTCACCAGCGTAATCAGTGTTGGTGATATCTTCCACGACAGAGGCACGACGGAAAAACTTCAGTACTTTCTGAGAATAAATTTCTGGTAGAAAGTTGCCTGAAGGTAAGTTGCCGTAACCGGCGGCTGTACCTATAGCCATTGTATACTTCCTCGTTTGAGATAGTTATTTATGAACTCGCGTCTATGCGACCTTCTTTGCGGGCATCGTCTAACTCACTTTCTAACTTGTCAAATTCCCACGGTTTTAACTTAGCAATTTCAGATGCTTTCCATGTTTTTTTGGTAGATGCTGTTTCATTAACAATGTCTTTTGCTTTTGTTTTTGTAACAGCACGGGCGGCATCTGCATTATTAGAGTTAGTTCTACGTTTACCAATATTCATGTCAGCTTTGTACAAATCTAAAACACGAGTGGCCCATCTTACGTCTGAGTTATTTTTGTAAATACCATCAGATATCGTTTCAGGTTGATCGTCTAACCAAGACAAAAACCTCTCATCTTCTTTAAGCTGTGGAAAATCAGGATGTGCATTGAGAAGTTCTTGGTACGCAGTTTGTACCTTTATCTTTTCTTCTCTTTCTTTTAAAACCTGCACTTCAGACTTTAAATCTTGTAAACGAGTATCTGCCTGTATTGTAGAAATAGTTTCTACCACCTTGTAGATATCGGGATATTTTTCTTGAAACTCCCGTAACTCTTCTGGCGTTGTCGGCAAATCAGTTTGCGGAACACCTTCTCTGGCACCCACTTGTTGTGCCGCAGATAACTGTTCTCTTTCCTGTTTCCACTCGTCAAGTTTAGAATCATAATGTTTTTTTAAATCATCGTATCGTTTTTTATAATCGACACTAGACTCTTGTGTAGGTTCTGCAAAAGCTGTGACAGATTGGTCTTCAGGAGTAGCGTCGGCTTTTACCTCAGGGTCCTGATTCTCTTCTTCTGTTGTGCTTTCTTCATCCTCTTGATACACTTCCTCGCGGTATTTACCCCGGTACAAGTTTGCATCATTCACAGTTCCAAAACTGTCATTAGGTTTATTGGCGCGGTGCCCTTTTTGTTTTGCCATTTTATTCTCCTATCTCGCGGGGCCTCATGGCTGAGGGTAGCCGTAGGTTACGGTGCCAGCGGGATTGCTGGGTGGCCGTTAAAAGTTGTAGTTGAGATCAATTATCAGTTGGTGATACTGTGCTCAACATTAAATTAATTTGTGTACCATCTTCTCTTTTTAATTTTGGGGTAGCTTTTCCAGCAATAAACAGATTCATAATTTCTTCAACTTTATCCACAAACTCATCTTCATCTTTATAGAGTTTACGTAAAGCTCCACCATACTGATTATTGTTTAAATCAATTTTTGCTTCAATTTGTGCTTCTTTTGGTACACCTTTTGCCTCTATTACAGAGGTTTCTTTGTAATCCGCAAATCCACGAGCCGTATCGCTTAGAACTTGTTGGAACCTATTTTGATCAGGGTCACCTGAATATAAGCCCCCTAACAGTATGTGCCGCATAGTGTCTTCAATATTATCTTCAGCTTTGTTAGCTTCTGCGTAGTCTCTAGCGTAAGTAAGAGCTTTTGCGGCATCATCTCTTTTGCCAAGCACACTAGCTCCAATGTTCTCAAGAAAATTCATGTAGTTTGTTCTACTGTCCCCGGTATTGTAGCTTTTAAATGCTTTTAGAGGTAAGACTCTGCGGGGAGCCTTTCCTCCTTCAGACATAGTCATACCTTCTGAAGGATTTTGTGGAGACTGATCTAATGCTTCAGCTTCTGGACTTTGACCGTTTTCTTGAACACGTTTTTCTGTTTCTTTTAAACCGCGTCTATTTATCTTTTCTAGACGATCATATCCAATTATTTGAGCTACTTGTGGTGGAATAATTACCTCGCCCTTTGAGACGAGTAAAGAAACTTGCGTATCAAGTTCTATTTTATCTAAGTTCTGTGCCTTGTCAACTCCCTGCGTTTTTAACTCTTGGAGAGCATTTAGAATCATCTTTTTAACATCTGCGCTACCCATGTATTCAACAGCGGCGGCATTTAATACAAACGTGCCATCCTCAACTTCCATAGGAACATCGTCTGCTACTGTTTCAGCTTCAGTCATGGTTTCTGGGGGACCGCCAACAAAACCTGTAGGAGTGGTAATGTTTTCTTGTGGAGAAGAGTCGTCTAAATTAGGTACTATTCCTCCCTCTGCAAAAGTAAAAGCAGAAAATGGGTTTACAGCACTAACTGCATCGGCGGCATAAGGTGAAACAACGTTGTATAAGGGATTAGATAAATCTCCTATTAAACTAGCTAATAAACCAGACCTACGAACTTGTGATTGAGGTCTAGGTTGCGCACGTCGAGTTAACATCTGCTCGGGCTTATCCTCAAATCCCACACGGTCTCGTGCTTCTGCAAACATTTGTTCTTCTTCTTCAGGTGTCATGGCGTACTGTGTGTCAATAGCCCCTGAAAAAGCTTTAGCTTCACCAAATTGTCGTTGTCCCAATCCTGTTTTTGTTAGTTCTCGTGAACTATAGCGGTCGACTACAGCACCCCCGGGTGCAACTAATCCGATTACATTTCCTATCAAATCAGTAAGTTCATAGTCTTCTGTGATTTCTCCGATATATTTATTTGTTGGGTCAATTGTGTAGTTTCGTAATGAAGAGTGTCCATAACGAGAAGCAATCCCATCAATCATAATTTCAGCTTTTCTTTGAAGTGTTTGTCCAAATCCTTTTGGAGGTTCAGGAATTAAATCTCTTAGTTGATTTGCTAAATCCTCAGACCCAATCGCACCAGCAAAAAACGCGGCATCTCCAGTTCCGTATCTGCCGCCACGGGGATCAAATCCTCGGATTTCACGATCTCGGTTTATGACTGTAAACTGCCCCTTGTCTAAAAGATTACTTATCTTTTCAAATTCACTAGTAGCCTGATCTAGTTCATCCATCTGTTTATCGGCAAATGAAGCGTAGTTAAAGTCTTCATCAAAATCTCCAGCAGAGCCTCCTCCTTGACCCCCAAAGGTAGAAGTGCTTCCAACATCCCCCTCATCAAAATCAGAAAAACTAGGGCTTACACCGTAGGCTTCTGATTCATAATCAGAAAAACCGCCTCTATCTTCCCGCGATGAGCTTGTGTTGAAATTACGTGATCCCATTTTTATTTCTCTTGACCAGCAACTGCTTGTTGATTAGATTTCAGGTTCAGGAGGGTTTCCAGTAAAATTAGTTTCCCCTGCAACTGGAACATTTCCTGTTCCGATTGTGCTGTTACCAACCCCCGAATCGTCAATTGGTGGAGGTCCGTCAGGTACAACGTTAGGGCCTCCCATGCCTGTGGGTGGTTGACCAGCGGAACCACCTTCCGGGCCTGTTCCTTGTTGAGCATTAGCCTGTATTCCTTGTAAAATTTTAGCGTATAGTTGAGCTTCATCTAAATCATTGACGAGTTCATCAGGATCAATGTCCTGAGATATGGCCAGTTCTTTCATGAGATTTGGAAGCTTAATCCTT